CTGAAGTAGTAGTTAACTTATATAAGGTTGACTTGTCGCGAAAAGGTTGGGGGTAGTCAAAGAATCCCCCTACTCACTAAGCTTTTTATGTAAGGGCTAGGCGTGTTTTTTGATTAAACATTTTTGCCTTTCAGCCTAGCTCTTACACAAGGAGCTATGTTAAGTATAAGAAAATATCAGGACTGGGTTAATCAATCTGCACGTGGTGATAGAATTACATATTACCGTGGATTTATTATGGCACCACAGTTAGCAAAAATAGCACCTACGTTAGATGAAAGACGTGTAAATGCATTAAAGAGATATGTGTATAGTTCTTACGATGGCAATATAGTTACGTTGGTACAGAAAAGACACGCAGATTTTGATTATGAATACATGGCGGTGCGTTTATGATCTGGGCGTTAGTATCATTTTTTCTTATACCTATTAAGATATGGATTGCGTTGTGGATTGTATATAAAGTTTATGGTTGGTTTTTGGGTTTATGAGTTTAGAGGCAAGATTAATTAAATTAAAGATAGAGTTAGATAAGTCTGTTTTACGTCACCCTGTAACTGCACAACAAATATTAGATCGTAAAAAATGGGAAAGAGTGCGTAATATATTAATTAAGAGATATAAGAGACATGAGTGAACCAGTAATAAAAGAAGTTAATACTAGAGAAGAATTAAAGCGTGCAGAAGACGCGTTTTATAGTGCGATGTTTGATGGTGATGAGGAAAAGATGACATTCGCAAATGACGCTGTATGTTATTACCAGACATTTGATGGTGATACGTGCCCCGAGTACCCAGGTTTTTAATGAAGTATTTATACTATGCAATTTGGTTATCTATAGCTACGGGTTTAGTATGCTTGTACAGTATAGGTAATTCACCAATATGAAATTAAAATTTGTGAAACATAAATGGAGAGAAATAGATATGACTGTAGAAACAGCAAGACAAGAGTTAAATAGATTAATTGATTTTTATAGAGATATGGTAAGTAAATCTAACTACAGAAGTGCAAGCCATACAATAAAACAAGCAGAAAAAGCGTTGGATTTTTTGTGTTCTAAAAAGGAGGAAAAATGAAATTAATAGAAGCAGCAATGGAAATAGATAAAATAATACGCCAGGCAATAGACGAAGGTGCAGGCTTTTATGACACTTTAACTAAAATAAAAGCTGTAAAAGTGCACGACGTAGAGTTTAGCAATCAAATGTTGTTAGAGGTTATGTTGGATTATGTAAAAAATTACACGGATTTTGTTAAGAATGAAGATGACATACAAGAAATGTTTGACGAAGCAGAGTCTAGTTGGAATAAAAAATATAACTAATGGACATTAACAGTATACCACGCGTAACGGTTACGTGGCAGGACGCACGCGACATGGAAACTGGTTGGATTGATATAAAAGATATATTAAAAGCGCCACTTGCCATTTGCCAGGAAACTGGTTGGTTAGTCGTGAATAATGATGAGAAGATAGTGATTATGAGATCGTGGTGCGTGGACCGGGATGATAATCATGGTGGAGGTGCAATAGCGATACCGAAAGGATGGGTAACAAAGATAGAGTATTTACAAGGAACACATGCAAACATACGAAATTAATTTATGGTTAGATAAGAAGATAATAGAAAAGGTTGTAAAACAATTTGACAACGACGAAGAGGTATTGCAATATATACAAGACAATTTTGATACAGATCCAGACCCAAGTTTTCCATCACTAGATCCTACAAGAGGATATACAAGACCAAAAGCTTCTAAATATACTATTACATGGTCTAGAGTGCATACATATGTACGTAAAAAAGGACCACATAGGATAGAGCTGACAGAAGAAGAAAAAGAAATACAGAAAACTTTGGAAGCGTCAATAACAAAAGAAGCAATTGATGAGTGGGGAGAAGCAGAAATGTTAAACGAAGTAAGGAAAGATTATTGGAGTAACCCAGATGCCAAAGGACTTGAAGAAAAAAGATAAACAAGGGCTAACACCCAAACAAAAAGTAGTATTTGAAGTAATACGAGATTTTATTAAACAAAATGGTGTTGCACCATCATATGAAGAATTAAAACAACTTATTGGATCAAAATCCAAATCGCACGTGCATGGGTTTGTACATCAATTAGTGCAGCGTGGATGGATAGGTAAGGGAAATGGCAGAAATCGGTCAATTTATATTTTGTAATGTGGCATGTATAGTGATATATTTACTGTTTTTAAATTATTTTTTTGTTACCGGGATCAAAAGTGGTGCCACAGTGACACAAATGATGATTACGCTATATAAATCAATGACTTATCTTGTGGCACCTATGTGTCACTACTCTAGACGACGCAAGGCACTTTTTTGTTTTTTAGAAAATAAAATGAGTAAAAATTCAACTATACTGCGGGTTTTAGCATGGTAGATAAAAGATTAACTGGTGACACAAGTGGTGACACAAATATGGCAAAAAGATATCCAATCAGAAATGATGGATTGACAGACAAACAACGTGTATTTGTAAAAATATATGCAGAGAACGAAGGTAGATTAACACCAACAGAATGTGCAAGACAAGCAGGATATGCAGAGGACAGAGCAAACACAACTGCATCAGAATTATTAAATGGCAAACGCTTTCCAAAAGTTGTAGAAGCTGTGTTGGCACGCAGAGCAGAGTTACAAAAAACACATGAGGTTAAATTAGATAAACATGTGCAAGAATTGGCTAGGCTACGTGAGAAGTCATTGGCAGAAAAGTCTTATAGTGCTGCTGTTAATGCTGAGCGGTTGCGTGGGCAAGCTGCAGGATTGTACATCGATAGAAAAGAGATCAGAACTGGTAGTATTGACTCTATGTCTAGAGAAGACGTTTTAAAAGCATTACAGGAATTAGGTATAGATGGACAAATTAAAAAAGAAGGTAACAACACAATCATATCAGTCGAGAAATCCGATAGCGAAGGACTTAAAGACATCACGCCTGTACCATCAGAGGATAAAAAAGAACAAGAAAAAGTATGACCGTAAAAACGGAGACAAGTTTTTGGAAGAGTTTCAAGAAGTACTTAGACGCTGGTGAATACATATCCTCAAGATTAGAAAGCTACGTTACACCAGGTTTCCCAGATTGCTTAATTTATCATAAAGATACAGGGTTCTTTACAGTAGAGTTAAAGGTCGCCAATAGTAGTAATAAAGTGGTACTATCTCCATTCCAAATTGCATGGAATATGCGTCATGCCACAGCTGGTGCACCATCATATATCTTAGTAAAGCTACCTGTCACGGGCGAAGTTAAATTGTTTCACGGCTGTAAAACCAAGGACCTGGGCCAAAGTAACGTGTTTTCTGTGCCCGGGTTGTACGAGGGACAGCTCACGGACCTAGATTTCCGCAAATTTGCGACAAACTCCCAAACTCCTGCATAAAACCAAAAACCCTTTTTGCTAAAATACGATGCACACCAGCCAGGCGCCCGGCGCCCGGTGCGCAGCTGCAAAAACAGGATAAAAGTTATCCACATGTAATGGTTTGTAATGGTTGCTTTTGTGTGTCAGATATTATATAATATAATTAGAAATATAACAAAGGAGTAGAAATGGTATTACCAGAAGATAGTAACAATGCAGTAGTAGATGCATTAAATAGAATACACGAAGCGTTAGAAGATAACAACACCGTGTTAAATAGAATAGCAAATCATTATGATAGTATTGTACCTACAATGAGAAAGAATCAAGAGGCAATACTCGATGATAACAGAAGTACATTAGACAAGATGTACGAGGGGATATTTAAGAAGGCTTAAACTCCGAAACTCCCATGGGTTATCTATAACCTTTGTTGTGGATAACCTGTGGATAACTCGCGCCCGGGCCCGTGCAGCCCTGACTGACGTACCGCAAACTCCGAAACTCCCATAAATGGCTAAAAACCTAGATAAATTGAAACGCCCATTTGAGCCCTACAGGCACCGGGCGCCCGCCAGTTCCCGGGAGATGCAAATTATTTTTCGTTGGATTTCTGCGATTTTTTATGCCCGGGTTCTTGACTTCCTGGCCTGAAGGAGCTATATGACCAGGAAGGATATAGAAAGTAGAAGGTAAAAATGTTACATTTCCTAGCAATTTTGGTCCTCGGATCTTTAAAGTTGGCAGCTGGTGCTGCAGCTCTGTGGCTGCTGCTTCAATATTTTTGAGCTGCTGCAAACTCCTGCAAACTCCTAAAGGTTTGCTACACCATATAAAAGGTGATGGGCTCTGGTGTCCACGCACCGGGCGCGCCGGGAGTTCCTGTGGTAAGTTTTATTACTTCGCACTTGTCATCACATTGGATTCGTGATATAAGATGAGATAGAAAGAGAAAGGATTGACTATGATTCGTTGGAATAAATGGACTAAAGATTATACATATACATATTTGTGGCACAAAGGTACTTGGAAACTTATCCACAAGAAAAGTAATAAACCTATTGTGTCATGGTTTGGAAAGATGTATAGTATGTTTAGTTAATCAATCGGATTCCGTACCTGAAAGGGCTGGAGAGTATAAACACCAGATAACATTAACTAGGTTAACCTAACACTCATTAACCGAGATAAAAATAAAAGTTAACCATATGACTTGGAGTGACCCGATAGGCGAGAGGCCAAGTAAACATTGACCCAAGATAAACGGAGATATTCGGCTCTTGGGTCAAAAGAGATGGTAATGGGGTCTAGTCCTTACTCGGTTGGCCAGAAGTCCGTTCTAGTCCCCCAAGCTCACAAACTCCCAAGCAAACTCCTAACCAAATTTAATCACGATATATTGTAAGTTGTTCCCGGGCCGGTCATCCAGAGTTGCTGACGCTGACGATTGGACATAAAAAAAGGGCGACTGATGTCGCCCTCTTATGACTATTATAAAAGGATATATATTACATAGTCAAACCCATGCGTTTAAGGATATATCCAACATCTCCTTGTAATCTTCTAATCAGGTCAATGCGTTCCTCCTTATCTTCTGCAACCCACTCAACAAGTGAGTTCATTAATACTCCACTAATTAGTTTCCAATCCATGCTGTCTTTTGCTGGAACTTTACTAATTAGTTCTTCTAAATCACCAACACTTGCTTGGTCTTTAGAATACTCTATTACTTCTTTCATAATAGGTGTTATGTTAACATTGTTAATGCTTTGTGTTTTTATTAAATCATTAGGCATAATATATATCCTCGCTTTCTGTCTACATACTAGCATATATAAATATTATTTGTTGTTGTATTTGTGCAACACTGTGGATAACCTGTGGATAACTCGTGCCCGGGTCTCTTATTGCGGCTCGCTACGCTCGCCGCCCGGTCTGCACTAACCGCAAACCGACGGGGGTACACCCCCCCTTTGCGCTTACCTCCTCTGTATTTGTTGCAAGTGCAAGTCTGAGAGTGACAATCATACACAAAAACGTTATAATTGGAGTCCCAAAAAAATTTTTACAAAATGGAAAACGTTTCTAAACTAGAATCATTAGATACCAATACACTTAAACTATTGCTTAAAAACGCTATGGACAAAAAGCGTGAAGAAGCACAAGGTGATTTTTTAAAATTTGTAAAAACAGTTTGGCCAGATTTTGTAGAAGGCAAGCACCACAAAATATATGCAGAAAAACTAAATCGTATTGCAAACGGTGAGCTAAAACGTTTGATTGTAAATATGCCACCAAGACACACAAAGTCAGAATTTGCATCTAACCTGTTTCCTGCGTTTTATATGGGCCGTCATCCAAAAGCCAAGCTCATACAAACCACGCACACAGGTGAACTAGCAATCCGTTTTGGACGTAAAGCCAAAAACATGATAGAATCATCAGAATATGAAAAAGTATTTCCAGAAGTTACACTTGCAGCTGACTCCAAAGCTGCTGGACGTTGGGAGTCAAA